AAACTGATCCTGGATCTTATCTTTTAAATTAGTCATAAATATAAAAAGGGCTCCAAATATGTTAAAACAAGCTGCGTATTTATACAAGAACCTCCAGACTCTTTACACAGATCTGGAGCCTTTGGACATGGGATATAGAAAAATGTACACAAGAAACATGAAATTGTATAAAGGTATTGATAATAGTTTCCAAATTAAACTACTTAATGGGGATCAAAAACTAATCAATGCTGTAGGACAGACTCTATCTTGGGTGCTGCTAGATAGAAACACTGCTGAATTAAAATGTATGCTTACAAAGACAGTAGAAGGTAGTGATAATAGTTTAGTGTCTTTTACAATAAACGAAAGCGATCTAGAACCGATCAACGGCGGTATGTATATGTATAGTGCTTATCTCACAGATGATAATGGCAAAAAAACTATACTGTATGGAGATAGTCAATATGGAGCAAGTGTTCCTGTACAGATTATAAGCAATAGTTTCCCACAAGTGTATCCTTCAATCGTGCTAGATGCTTTTACAACAACACCTAGTGGAAAGTATACTTCAGCAGTTAATGCTAGACCAGAACTAAACGGTAAGAACAATGCCCTACATACAGCAGCAATCTATAGCACAGGATATACTGGAACTGTTAATATAGAAGTTACACTAAACAACGAAAGCAATCAAGGTTGGGCGATACTTGATACTGTTGATATATACGATAACTTACAATATGTAAACTTTACCGGAGTCTTTACATTTGTCCGATTCCGCACAGTGGACGATCCTAGCAATACAGGCACGGTTGACAAGATCCTCTATAGAAGCTAAAATGCTTATATGTCAGTGTATGATGAACTACTTGCTCTGCTTCCGCAAAGAAAGCAAACCTCCAGTGGGTGGGTTAGCTTCAATGCCCCATGCTGTGTCCACAATGGTGATAGCAGAGATACTAAGAAGCGCGGTGGACTGATCCGCACTGATGATGGCGGAGCAAGCTATCACTGCTTTAACTGTGGATGGAAGGCTAGTTGGAGACCAGGACGCAATCTAGGTAAACGTATGCAGGATCTGCTACGCTGGCTAGGTGCCAGTGATGATCAAGTTAATAGGATCACATTTGAATGTCTAAAGATAGAAGCAGGTAAGAAGTCTAAAGACATTATTGCTATCCCAGAGTTTACGCCTAGAGACATGCCCAAGAACTCACGATTGATCACAGAGGATCTAATACTAGAAGATGATCGTGTTATACCTGTAGTAGAATACATCTATGCTAGAGGTTTGACTCTAGAGGACTGTGACTTCTATTGGAGCGATCATCCTGGATATGCTGATAGATTCATAATACCCTTAACAGTAGATCGTAAGATAATGGGCTACATTGCTCGCAAGTGTAGAGAAGGTAAACCAAAGTATCTAACTGAACACCCTCCTCATATCGTATTCAATCTAGATAAGCAACCCTATGATCGTAAGTTCGTGCTAGTGTTCGAAGGTAGTATCGATGCTATCATGATGGGAGGCATTGCTGTACTTACTAATGAGATTAGTCCAGAACAATCACTACAGATCAATCAGCTAGGTAAACAAGTTATCGTTGTTCCAGATCAGGATAAAGCAGGTGAGACTATGGCTAGACAAGCTATCGACCTAGGATGGAGTATCGCTTTCCCAAACTGGGATACTGATATTAAAGATGCAGGTGATGCTATTAAACGTTATGGGCGTCTAGCCACTATGATAAGTATCATGAAGAACGTAGAAACTACTGAACTTAAATCTAAACTAAGGATGAAATTATGAAGAAGATATGGGAATGGCTATCGTGGCCAATGCGTACATATATGGAACGACGTAGACTTCGCAAGCGCATAGAAGAGTTGCGCAAGAGAGATCCGTTTATCTACAGATGATTATCTGGGGCATCTCAGGCAATAGCCACGACGCTTCTATCGCCGTATTCGATGATGAGAAGCTGCTCTTCGCTAGCCAGACAGAACGATTCACTGGAAAGAAGAACGATAGAGACCTATCAACTTCTATGGTCCGTCGATTGATAAATCATTACGGACATCCAAGCCGTATCTGTTGGTATGAACGTCCCTTCATGAAGTCACTAAGGCAACTATGGGCAGGTCAAGGATTTCGCTTTCAACAAAACAATATCGAAGAATATCTAAAGAAGTTTGGTATCGAAGATGTTCCTATAACCTACATTGATCATCATCATTCACATGCTGCTGCTGCATTCTATACTGCTCCATGGCCTGAGTGTGCTATACTATGTATAGATAGCATAGGTGAATGGAATACGACAAGCATATGGAAAGGTCGTAGTGGCTATCTAAAGAAGAAATGGACTAAGAACTTTCCTGATAGTCTAGGACTGTTCTATAGTGCTATGACACAACGTATAGGACTCAAACCACAAGAAGACGAATACATCCTTATGGGTATGGCAGCATACGGTGATCCTACGAGATTAAAGGATCGTATACTAGAAGATATGTGGAATAATAGTAAACTAACTGTTAATCTACATAGAGGTTGCGCACATTGGGCAGAAGAACTAAATGGTATACAGGATCTATTTGATATAGCTGCTGCTACACAGAGCATCTATGAAGATCGGTTCCGTGAACTACTACAGAAGACTAAAGACTTAACTGGCGCTACACGTATAGCATTAGCAGGTGGATGTGCCCTCAACTGCCTAGCTAATACTCTAGCTTGGGAATACTTTGACGATGTTTGGATCTTTCCTAATCCGGGTGATAGCGGGTCAAGCGTAGGTGCAGTACTTGCGCATACTTGCTATAATCTAACGTGGGAGAACTGCTATACAGGATACGATATCACAGGAAAGTATCCCGTAGACTACGTGTTAAAGGATCTACTAAAAGGTATTCCAGTTGGAGTAGCCAATGGTAGAGCAGAGTTTGGTCCTAGAGCACTCGGTAATAGAAGCCTATTAGCTGATCCTAGATCAGATGTTATTAAGGTCAAAGTAAACGATATCAAGAAACGACAACAGTTCCGTCCATTTGCTCCTGCTATCCTAGAAGAACATGCCGATGAATACTTTGATCTCAAGTATCCATCACGCTTTATGCAGTATGCTGTTAAATGTACTAGACCAGATGAACTACCTGCTATCATACATCACGACAATACTAGCAGAGTACAGACTGTTCCAAAAGATGGAAGTGGCTTTAGACAACTGCTCGAAGCATGGTATGATGCTACTGGATGTCCTGTGCTACTTAACACTAGCTTAAACATCAAGGGACAGCCTATCGCAAACGATCGTAGAGATGCAGATCTATTCAGCAAGTACTACAACGTTCCGGTACACACTGCCCAAATATAAGATTGAGTCTAACAACAAGAGGTACTATAGTATAGTATGGCTGATTATAATTACGACATACAGAAGTTATATCTAGAAATGTTCCTAGCAGATGCTGAAAGCTTCGTGCGAGTACAGAACATATTCGAACATGAGAGCTTTGATCGTAAACTACAGCCAATAGCAAAGTATCTTAAGGAATATGTAGACAAGTATAAAGTGATGCCTGAACTGCGAATCGTTAAAGCGGAAACAGGTGTAGACTTACAAGATGCTACAGATATCCCTAAAGAAAACTATGATTGGCTACTAGATGAGTTTGAACGCTTCTCTAGACACAAAGCTCTAGAAAGAGCTATCCTAGCCAGTGCTGACTTACTTGAAAAAGGTGATTATGGTCCGGTGGAGAAGATGATCAAAGACGCAGTACAGATAAGCCTAGCTAAAGATATGGGTACAGACTACTTCGCAAACCCAAGGGAGAGACTATTAATGTTGAAAGATAACAATGGACAGATAAGCACAGGGTGGAAAGCTATCGATCAGAAGCTATACGGTGGATTCAATAGGGGAGAACTAAACATCTTCTGCGGTGGTTCGGGCGCAGGTAAGAGTCTATTCCTACAGAATCTGGCTGTGAACTTCGCGAGCGTTGGACTTAATGTACTATACTTGACATTCGAACTTAGTGAAGCACTGACTAGTATGCGTATCGACAGCATGATCACAGGTATCATTACACGAGAGATCTTTAAGAGCATCGATGAAGTAGAACTTAAAGTTAAGGTAGCAGGTAAGAAGAGTGGCGCTATACAGGTCAAGTATATGCCCAGTGGTAAGAACGTAAATGACCTACGTGCCTATGTCAAAGAGTATAGCATCCGCAAGGGATATACTCCAGACGTTATCCTAATCGACTATCTAGATCTATTGATGCCCATATCGATCAAGATCAGTCCTGAGAATCTATTCATCAAAGACAAGTATGTATCAGAAGAACTGCGTAACTTTGCTATGGAGATCAAAGCTATCACTGTAACAGCGAGTCAGCTGAACAGAGCAGCAGTAGAAGAAGTAGAGTTTGATCATAGCCATATCAGTGGTGGACTAAGTAAGATCCAGACAGCAGATAACGTGATTGGTATCTTTACATCTAGAGCTATGCGTGAGCGTGGACGTTATCAGATACAGTTTATGAAGACTAGAAGTTCAAGTGGTGTTGGACAGAAGGTTGATCTAGCATTTGATCCAGATACACTACGTATCACAGACTGTGATGAGGCAGAAGAAGATAGTAACCCTCAGGGCGGACGTAGCAGGATCGCTGATAGCATCAAAGCACGTACTACTGTTAAAGCAGAAGAAGACCCTATTAAAGAAGTAGCTAAGGTACGAGCACAGACTGGAGGGTCTAAGCTACGTGAGCTACTTAATAACATTGGAGACGAGTTATAAAAAAACGGGCTATATGCCCGTTTAATTTATAGTGTGCGCATCATCTCTAATGCTTGCTTATAATCGCCCATCTGGGCTAATTGGCTAGCTCTTAAAGCTATATCTAATAAAGCAAAGAATGAGCTCATCGGGCATATCCTGCTGAGGACTTGGCTACTTCATAGATATCACAGCGTGATAATCCTAAATCAGCTAGCTCCCTGTCATTTAGCATAGCTAACTCTGATAGAGCCTTGCGGTAACGGCTGTACTCTTTAAACTTCTGTACGATCTTTGTAATTGACATCTTTATTCTCCCTGTGTGTGATGTTTTTAAGTATACAGGGTATTTATCACAAGAACAAGGCAAATATGCTGCGTCGCAACACAACCCTGCTATGCGTAAAGGTAATAGCTATATGCCGTACTTGTTTTTTTTGATTTTAGCAACAGTGCTGGTCTTGTTAACATCAGCAGTTTCTAAACTACGATTGTTACTCCAAGTTTGGCGCTTACCACCACCTACTTGTGCAGCAGCAGCATTGATGATAGCATTCTCTTCATCAGTATATGGTGCTAGTAATGGATCGCCACCAATCCAGTTGTCTGCTTCTATCTTAGTAGGGAAGTCTGGAGCACCTGCCAACGCAATACCAAAACGATAGCCTAGATACTGGCTACCACTGTTCATATTCATGTCAGGGAAGGTTGAAGCATTCTTAATAGCAGCCTTATGGGTGTGATCCATCTGCTTAGTTTCTTCGTTAATGAACTCTTTTGCTCTCATGCATTTATTTACCTAATAAATAAACAAACATGACAAAGATACTATTCATCCAAGACATATACGATCTAAGAACACGCAAACAAGAAGAACTAGCATTCTATCATCTAGAACTAGAGAAACTACAACTCAAGATGAACTATATACGTGTAGAAATGGATCTTACTAATCGTATTATAGATATGATTGAAAGTGAAAGCGTGACAGACCTTAGAGATTGGCTGAAGCCCGAGTCCGCAAAGCGGTAACGCGGTTTTTAAGCAGATTTTTTCACTCTCTTATAACTGCTAGTATTATAAGTCTCAACATGTTAACTAAACCGCCATCCGTTAACTCATTAAGCCAATAGGCTATGGCTAATACTATCATAGAACATAGAGCAAACATAAAACGATTAAAGACTATAAACATTAGTCTTTACTTCGCAATATATCAAAGATATTCATAGCATACTCTACTTCTACTATAGCAGGAATATAGTCTATGTCTCTATCAGCTAGATTACTATAACTAGACTCACGGTAATAGACAGTACGTAACCACGTCCACTTGTATACAGCACGGTCCCCTACAACTGTTGGATGGCTGAGCTTTATACGTTCAGGAAACCATAAGAACCGTTCACGCCACGGTGTCCACACTTTAACATAGTCTATGCCACCGAGGTTCATACATCACCACCGGGCATACGCATACTACTATTGAACTTGATAAAATCATGTCGCAACTCTAGATCTAGCGTGTTAGCAATCTCATGTATACGGTTCTCTAAGACTGATATTGCAGTGTGTATGTGACCGGTATCAGACGGTTGTAACAGTGTACGCAAGTGAGCAACTTCACGCTCTAAGGCTTGCATATGAGTTACATCATCCCACATCCTTGCCCTCCCAGGCTAGCTTTAACATAAGCTGATAGTGATCCCACGCTTTACGCACACCCTTATTATTGCGCTTTAGGTAATGTTCACGCCGTAGACTATCACTGATGTCCACTTCTCTATACGAAGAATTCATAAACTCTCGTAATAATTCATTATAGCGAACATCATTCTCTACGATGACATCTAGAGCACTATGCGGTATCTCTATAGTGACTAA